ATCTTGAAATTTTACATATCTCAAATAATTACAAGATGCTAGATCCTTTTTACAAACAGTAATCCTATAGCTTTCACCAGATCGTAGAAGCCGGCACTACTGAACCCAACAGCTACCCCATACAGCAATGCCTCCCACCATTCACTCCCTATAAGCAATGGAGACACCTTTAGAAACCACGCTAATATACAAACCAGCATACCTATGACTACGGCGGATAGGACTTTAGCCCACTTATGGGTGTCAATATACGGCACTACCTTGGCTAACTGCGTAGCTGACATCGTGACAAAAGCCATGATGCCGGTGAAGGTAGTTAAATCAATAGTGATAGCCCCTTCTGATGGGATTACCTCTTGCGCCATCAAAGCGAACGGCGTCAATAACATAGCAAATAAAAATAACGATCTTTTCATATCTAAAACGTTTAATTACTTCGCAAATATAACACTAAACTGATTAGATATATAAATATTTATTGGAATATAGATATACGACAATATCCAGAGCCTATATGTCCCTTTCCTAAATCATATAATCCACCCAAAGGATTAGGCATTTTTTCTAATTCCCCTTTCACATCTGTCCATACGAACCCGTTCCCATCTATCATCTTAGTGTTAGTAAATACATATTTATCATATTTCACGCATCCCGGATGACCGGATATATACGAGGACCCTCCACCACCAGCTTGAATAGCGTTCGACGATATCCCGCCGCTTGGCCCTCCATAAAAGCCTCCTCCTCCACCAGAGGAATATGAGAATCCATCAAAATCACATCCTCCTCCCACTCCTAATAGACCTCCATTCCCGTTAGTTAAATTATTGCCGGAGTTAGATCCTCCCGCTACTTGAGATGCTGGCGTTCCCTTGGCATAACCCCCCAGATACGCCTCCAATCCTCCCGCTGATCCTCCATGCCCAATAAAATAATACTCACATCCTCCACCACCTCCACCGGCTACCATAATACGGGTCTTTAAAGAATCTACGTTTAGAGGATCGCTATTGTTGGACAACCTCAAATCCGTAGCTCCGCCTCCGGCTCCCTCATAGATATACCTTCCAGCGCTCTCATCAGTCATCGAATGTCCTTGACCTCCTCCATTATAATTATATTTTATAACATTACTCGTCTGCTTAAGTCCACCATTTCCACAATACACATAAATGATATCACCACCAACTAACTTGATAAATCCAGCCACATATCCACCATACCCAGGGTCATTGGATCTGGTAAACCCATCTTCGCTATCATTGTAACCATAATTACCTTGACCACCCCAGCACTCAACATAATAATACGCCGACTTTGGAGCTACAAATGTATGGTAATTATTACTATTATAAGTGTATGTATACAATACATCCAAGCTTTTGGGGCCTGTCATTACACGTCTTCTCATAACATACCTCCCCTTAGATATTTTACTAACAATGCTATAACCATCCTCCTATCATCAGCAATAGCATCTACCCATCTATTCCCCCATCCTAAACTACTAGGGTGGAGGGGGGGGTAAAACAAGTCCCCTTAAATAACACATCAAATAAAAACAACAACTTATTCATAACAAATTATTTAACATTAAAATACTAACTATTATTTCTACTCACACCTTTTATGTTAAGGCTTAACCCCGGTATCATATTAAGAACCAACTGCCTTTTCGCCTGCTCCCTACGCATACGCTCAGCTTCCGCTATCTGCTTCTCTGATTGGGGGTCGTTCTTGATGTTATTAGCGATATCCTCTATAGCTTTCTTGTTAGCGCCAGATTGAGTTAGCATCTTATATAACAGATCTTGACCCTCCTTCTCCCACCAGCTATCTATGGAAGGGCGGGAAGCCAAAGAAGGATCGGCAGGGGCTACCGTCTCAGGTACGGGCTGCTGACCTCCGTCCCCCGTGCCCGAATCCCGCTGTCCGAACTCGTATCTCATTGGCTCGTTCTCCGGGACACCGTATCTATTGGAGAACATATCGGCGAACTCAAGCCGCTTCTCATTTCTTAATGTCGATCCAAGGGGTCTTCCGTATCCTTGATTCCATGCCACGGTAGCGTCCTTATAATTCGTAGCGTTATCAAAATCAGCCTTCGAATACATATAGTAATTATACACATTGCCCTGAGCGTCCTTATCAAAGAACTTGCCTTGGTTCATGTAGTTCCAGCCTAGCCCCGGTACACGACCTTGATACTCATCCACAAGATAATCCAGTTGTTGGGTTAATGTAGGCTTCTTGCCGTACCTACGCTGTAGCTCTTTCTTTCTCGGTCCAAGCCATTGCTGGATACCAAAATCACCGGCGGCACCTAGGGCTTCGGTGTCCCCTCCGGACTCGGCGGCGATGTTAGACAGGATGCCGATCGCTTGTGTTTGTGGTATCCCCTTCTTATCCGTCAGATAATCCCATATCTCATCATATACAGCCATTTTGCTATTTTCTGATCTACGAGGATCAATCACATACTTTCCAGAACCATAATCGCTCCCTGTATTTATACGACCTCCTTCAGCCTTGTCCTCCAACTTATTCTTAGACATAATAGCGTTACGAATAAGAGCATCCCTACCACTCTCTGGAGCAGGATTATAATCCTTGAAAGAGCCTCTCTCCTCAAACTTATCACCTATAGCATCTAATACCTTGGTAGCTATATTAATCGGGAACTCTTGATCATTACTATAAAAATCATATACATCGTAAACGCCTAACCTTCCATCCGGACGTCTATAAATTGTAAAATTACCAAACCCTGATAACGGGGTAAGCTCACCAGCAGCTTCGGGATAAAAATCGTACTCAGAAAAAACCGTAGGCTTTCCGGATCTTACAGAATTACGATTCTTCTCAAAGATATCTACCCATTCTCTAGACTTTTTCAAAAGCTTCAGCCTACCATAAGCATCATCTGTAGCCGGCTTATCAGAGCCATATATTTCTTGCTCCGTATCACGAATCTTTTTATCTAGCCTCTTTATCTCACCCTTAGTGTCACGATTGAACATCTTCTCAATATCAGTAATGACATTATCAGGAATCCTTATCTCCTTGCTATTTCCATCAAGACTATTAGGCTGGGATAAGAATCTACCCCATAGCTGTTCGCTGTATTCATCAACATTAGCTTTGCCATTTCTTTCGTATATAAATTCCTTAACCTTATCGGGAAGACTGGCATTTGAGGCTACCACATCAGGCGTTACATTCTTATACAACCTCCTTCTTACGGCGTTACCTATGATGTCTTTTAAATACAAAGCTCTATCAGATACATCTTGTCTTACATACATAGGATCATTACCAGTAGAACCTCCTTCGGCTTTCCGCTCAATTTTCTCTCCCCATAACCCATATTTCTCCCTAGGCCATATGCCGTCTATGGCATCCACATAACCAACGGGATACTCCACGTCCAGACGCCGGTTTCGCCGCTCGTCCGCCGGGTACAGGGCGTTGGCCAACGGCTGCGTGATATGACCCAACCCCTTATCCTTGGAACTCGACATAGCATCCACCACAGTCCGATATACAGGTCTTAATTTCTCAGGTAGATATAATCCCGCCTCATCAACCAGCTCACCTATCTTCTTATTTATACCCCTGAGGCTGAAATTATAATTACCCATGCCATTATTCAACGGGGACAACGTACCTCTTATCCCATTCATGCCTTTAACTGCGGCTCCTCCGCTAAGGATATCAAACTCCGGGGACACGTTTCTCAAAGGACTATCATCCATACCCCTGAAATACATGGGACGCTCACCTCTTATAACACGATCAAGATCTTCCTTATACAAATCCTTTATCCACGATGGGATTTCCTCCGGTTTATTCTTCTTAGACATATACTACGTTTTTCACAAAGATAACTATAATCTCATAAGCCTAAAAACACGAAACGGGTACATAATAAATCATGTACCCGTTTATACGCTAATGCATGTGATAAGCAGCCAAAGCCCCTTTAGCTTTCTCCTTGGACTTGTACTTAGCTGGCCACAACTTACCTGTCTTGTTACTGACCACTCGCCAATCACTCCCTACTTTCTTAATGCATCCTGACTTCGGGCATTCGCCCTTCTTCTTACCGCTAGCTTTTCCTGTTGCCATAACATCAAATAT